ATAGGCACACCTTCTACCATTGATGGAGCTTCAAAGTTCAGTCCTACATCTCCACTAGCTCTATTTATCTCTTCTCTAGCGTTTACAGTGCCTTCTGGCAGCCGAATAGGTATTGGGTTAACCTTTTGCCCACCTTGTATGTTTATCGTTGGTGCTTTGGCTTTTATGCTTGAAAAAAACTCTTTTAGATCCATTACACTTGCCCAGCACTTAGTTCTCTAGCCAAAATCTCTAGCGTCTCTTTAAAACTTTTGTCAAGTTTCTTTGCCGCTTGTGCAAATTTCTTAGGACTTATCTCTTCTGTAGACAAACCTTTTTTATTTAAAAAGCTCTTTGCGGCTCTTATTTCAGCATTAGCCACTTTTTTTACTTTGGATCTAGCCATCTTTACTCCTCACCAAAATCAATTCCAATACGTCTAGGATTGAGCGGCCCGTCTACGTTCTCAGATCCTCTTAGGTATCTTATCTCAGCTTTGACAAAAGGTCTATCTGATAAATACGCCTCTGCTACTCTGTGATTACCTTCTGTAATGAAAGGTACACCATCCTCTCTTACATGAATGAGTATTGAATCTCCATCATCAATGTAACCCTTTTCAGCAATGCTTTCTTTAAGCATTCTCATTCTGGGTCCAGTCATTCTGTATTTTTCTTCTCCAGCGGCACCTTTAAAATTAATCAATTCGCTTGGTGTAAACCTTACATCATTAACAAATCCAGTAACTCCACTTACTGTACCCAAAGGTGCAGACCCAGGATATTTTTCTAAAAACTCATTGTTTTCTCTAATTTTTCTTTGTACATACGTTTCGCCAGTTATTGCATCTAAAAAAGGTGGATTATCTATTCTAATCTTTGCACCTTTTCTTAATTCGTTAGCTAGTGGCAAAGCACCAAATAATTTTTTTACTATTTGCTTTTTCATTATGTTCCTTCTTCAAGTCCTGATAATGCACCAAAGCCACCAAAAGCAGTATAACCTACTCCAGCGAGTATATCTCTAGAATCAGCCTTTTTTTCATCAAATTTAGCAAACTGTGATCTAATATTCTTTGGATCAAATACTACATAGTCTTGTCTTGGTCTACCAGTATCTGTAGTACTTCTTGATATAAGAATACCATCGTGACCCTCAGATTGTAGCTTTTCTCTAAATCCTTTACTACCTATATCATCAGTGATAAATTTTTTACCACTTTGTATTTGTTCTGTCATAAAATTTTCAAAATCTTCTTCATAATCGCTATAAGAAAAATATTCTTTTGGATTTTCTAGCTTTAATTTGACTGGATACACTTGTGCTGAAGGATATTCACCATCCCCAGCAAAGTAACTTGCAACATCTGGATCTTCACTAAAATATATACCTACATCTTGTATGCTTGGTGTGTCACCTTCATATTCACTTTTATCTAAAAACTCTTTTATAGGTGCACCTTCTTCTTCAACTAGAAATCTACGACCTTCTTTATTATAAAATGGATTTATGGCTACCTCTTGCCTAGTTCCATGATAAGCATCTATGTCAAATTTATCTTTGAAGGCGTTTTTCGCCATTTTTTTTAACACACCCTTCATCTACCACGCCTTACATGACCAATATCTAGCCTTAGTTTTCGGGCCGGGATTTTCACAGTTGTGTCTAGCTCTGAAACTTTTTCGTCTATCCTTTTGATTTTTCTTGATTTTCATATTAGGATCACCAAAAGTTACACGCTTTACTCTGTCTCCATCTGTAACAAAGACAACAGATTTCTTTTTGCCATAAGACGTTTCACCTTTTCTGATTCGTCTAGGCTTGTTTAGCGTAACCTTTTTTCCCTTATATGTAGCCATTACTTGCCTTTGTGTATCTTCTGTATCTCAAAAGAGGCTTTTTTACTTGCACCTTTATGTGGTTTATATCCACCACTTGGGTCTTTCATTAATTTAAATCCGCTGCCGGACTTCATCCAATGAAACCCTTTAGGTGCTTCTACTGCTTTTTTTGCCATCTTTTTTCTCCTTTTGAGATTTCAGTGTTTGCTTTGCCTTTTTAAATATACTTGCTACTTGGGTTTTACCCATAACTTTTGCTCTTTGTTCACCAACTGTAAGGATTTGTATCTTTCTCGCATATGGTTTATTGATCTTTTTAACTTTTGTAACTGTGTTTCTTGCATCTGTTGGGGTCGCAAACTTGATGCTAACTGTGTCTTTAGGGTTTTCATCTGTGTATAATCTTCTGTCACTTCCTTTTGGTTTCTTTCCAGTTCCTTTTTTGGGGTCAGCTTTTTTTGCCATTTTTCTTCTTTCTGACTATAGTCTTGACCTTTTTCATAGGATTAGCTCTTTTTCTTTTTACTGCAGACTTAATCTGTGATTTTGTCATAGCGTTTGCTTTTGCTCTAGGCACACACTTTGGATATTTTCGCTTGGCATCTTTCTTTTGTTTTGTCCTACCACATTTAGCGTAGCCACCACCCTTCTTAGGTGATCCAATATCTACCCAATCTTGTTTAAACCACTTTGTAAGACCACCACTCTTCCTAGACATTACGCTGACCTATAGCCTCCACCTCTTTTCTTATACGTCCGGACAAGCCAGGCATTTGCATAAGCGGACGGGTATACCTTGAACTTACGTTTTGCCTCTGCTTTTACTCTGTTATACAACGCTTTATTTGTAGGTATAGAACCTTTTTTCTTTGTAGCCTTCTTTTTCTTCTTCTCTGCCATGTCAACTCCTATGTTGCTGGTATTAATTTTTGAGCATATTCATATGCCGCTCTATCGCCTTGTGTCCTTTTGATTTCTAAAAACTTAGATGCCTCATCAATAAGTTGCTGATCTGCTACTTGTACTGGGGTATTCATAGCTAACTTTCTATAATCTGCGGGCATAGACTTGAATGCACCCAATCCTTTACCTTCTGCTCTTACTTTTGCCATAGGCTCTCTAAGCATAATGGTTTTTGGTATATTTGTGCCAAATGTGAACACCTCTGCATCTGGAGCTTTCATGATTTGTGAATCATACGTTGGATGTTTGCTTGGCACTACTCCTGATTGTAAATCTGTAAATCTAGCACCCATACCTAAAAAATCTGCATCTAGTAAGCCAGGGTTAGTTGTTGCTATTCTTATTTGCCCTATGTTTGGAGCACCTAAGTTTTGCAATTCTGCTTTATCAAATACTTTTACTAACTCTGCTCTAGCTGATCCAGGTAAATTTCTAAAATATGTTGCAAATTCTTCAACATTATTAAGATTTGGTGCTTTTGCAAAAGGCTGAGATACTTTATCTTTTATTCTATATTGTTGTTTTTTAATAATTTTTGTCATCTCATTTAGGTTTTTCTTTGTATTTTTCTTAACCTTTAGTGATTCAATAATTACATTTGCAGTGTCTAATGAGAAGTCTCCACCTCTTTCACCCATAGTCGTTGTCATACCAACAGGCTTACCACCCATCTCCTCTACAGTTTCAACCTTTTTGTTAAATGATTTCATTGCATCCATCATTGATGCCCAACCTTGATTTGGATCATCCATAAACTGCACACCACCAAATGTTCTTACTGGCTTTTCAAAATCTAGATCTCCTATGCCAGTAATGATTACATCTCTACTAGTTCTATCACCAACTATTGGTATGATTGTTTTACCTTGTAACATTGATGCATCTGTGGCTAGTGTTGGACTTTTTTGTAACGCTCCTACTTGTCCTTTCATGGTGAAGTCTTTCAGTGGATCTTTTACTAGTCTTGTATATCCGCTTTGAAAGCTAGGTGCTTTTTCGTTAATCATGTCTATAGCTCGTGTTCTGTTGCCAAGAGCACCTAATATGTCATCTCCAGTAATCTCAAAACTTGGTAATGCACCAAATTCTTTTTTTATTTGTTCGCTAGTCGCAATATCTCCTAAAGCTCCAAGCTCATTATCTGTAAATAAAGGCTTGAAGTTCTTAACAAGAAAATCTTTGATTAGCTTTTTAGACATTATACTTTTCTAGTAACTTTCTTTTTCTTCTTCTTCTTGAGCATAGCAAGTTTTTTAAAGTCAGCACCAGTCAATTTGTTTCTTGGCTTTGCTACGTTAGCTATCTTCTTTTGTTTTTTTGAGTATACTTTTCCAGGCATAATTACATCTCCACCTTTGGTGATCCATGACCAAGTATTTCATCCATAACACCTCTCATGTCTCCACTATCTACTTTCATGATTTTGACTTTTACATCTCCATCCATCTCTTGCATCTCCTCCATCTCTTCTTCCTTTTCAGAAGGCAAGACCATGCCTTGATAACAAAGCAATAAAAAGTTTACTAACTGATCATCTGTTAGCTCTAAGCCTTCAGTATCATGAGCAAACCCCATCTTTTCCATGAAAAGTTCTGCATTTCTTTCCATGTTTCCAACGTCAATGTTTTCCATTTGGTTCTCCTTTTTTAAATTTAATATTGCTAAGTAAACCTAAAGTATAACAAATACCTTCGCCTACTGTTTTTAGCACCTTCACGAAATAATTATTTTTTCCATGCTTACCCTTAGATAGCTCATAAGCCATCTGTCTTGCCCAAGCTAGTGCTATTGGCTTGACAATTCTGTATGTCCACCCTTGTCTTTTCATTTTTATAGCTACAGATTCACCCCACAAACAATATCCTTTGTAGATCAATGGATTAACTCTTCTTCCATATAATTGATCATATTTATAAATATATGCTCTCATATCACCCATATCGTAAAGTGCAGTACAAATATATGTTGGATTACCACCACCACCACTACTGCCTGATGCCTCAATACTTTCTTTTCTTGCGGCTTTTGCAAAGTTTGGATCATATTTTAAATTAGAATCTTTACCAACATTTTTTATGTTTGTTTGATTTATAGCGTCTGCGGCATAGTCTCTAGTTGATTTTAAATTGTCATCAATAGCACTTTGAGCAACTGTGCCTTCTAATGCTGATCCTTTAATACTTGCCATTTGATCATAAAATGAACGACTTGAATATGGATTTGCTCTAGCACCAGATGGCATCATTTTGCCATCAGTGCCCATAACCATCTTGTTTTCATTACCACCAATATACATAGGAGCTAAGTCTAATCCAGGTATTTTTTGACCAAACTTGTTCATTTCAAAGTTGGTAACCCTACCATCTTTATTGATATCAGCCATCTGTCTCACTCTTTGCACAGAAGAACCTTTCATTTCAGGTCTTTGAATACTACCCATAAAATCTGTAGGATTGTTTAACAATTTATCTCCAGATCTTTCTGCTTTTATATTTCCTATTGTACTACCAATAGCTAATGGAGTTCCCAATCCACTAGCTAGACCTACACCAGTAGTTAATACACTAGAGGGTGTTAAATTGTATCCAAATATATCAGTACCATCGTTTTGCCCTTGTACACCTAAAGTTAAACTTTCAAATTCATCTCTAGATAAAGGGTTCAAGCCACCTAATACACCAAATTTTTCAGCCATTGCCTAACCTTATGTGCTTGGAGCGTTTCTAGATGTTATTCTATCCATTGGGTTCATAGTTCTATCTGCACCCATGTCATTTGGCATTTGTGGTCTAGGTCTTGGCATAGGCATAGGAACTTGACCACCCATTGGTACTCCACCAAGTGCTCCCATTCCAGACATTTCGCCTTCTCTCACAATGCTCCCTGTGTCTATATCTCTTCCAGAAAAGGCTCTTGGATTTATACTGCCAGCACTCTCTTCCATTGCTATTGCATCTAAAGCCTCACCTTCAGTAAGACCCATGTCCATGAGCATATCCATCTTTTGCATAACTGTTAACTCACCTTCTCTTACAACACTTCTTGGATCTATTTCTTGTAGTTGTTGCATAGTCATGCCACGACCTGGGTCTATTTGTCTTCTTAACATATCAGGTGTTCCACCCATCATTCCACCGGGTCTTGTAAGTTCTGTTTCAACACGAACTTTACCCATCTGATCTGGTCTATTTGCAATAAATTGACCCATATTATTTTCCATTCCTGGCACTCTATTAATTGGTGTGTTTACTGGGTTTCCAGTAACTGAATCTACCATCTCACCATTTGGCATTATTACTATTGGCATTATCTTAGCTCCTTTTGTAGTTTTATGGCGTTCTTTTCACGCTCTAGTTGTAAATCTAATTCTAATTTCTTTATTTTAGCTTGTAAGTCTTGTTGTAACTTGGCTTGTTCTATCTGCATATCTTGTTTAGCCTCTGCGGCATCTATTTGAAGTTTCTGCTTGGCTTTTGCTTCATCTGCGGCTATCTGCACTTTTGTTCTTGCCTCTAATGCTTGTGCCTCAAGTTTAGCTAATTCTCTAGCGTACTGCAGTGGATCGTTTTGTTGTTGTTGTTGCATCATTGCTACAAGTGGTTTGATTGCTTCCATTTGTGGTGCTTGTTTAACTACTTCTGCCGCTCTTTGACTTATAGCCATATCAAGTGCTGGATCTACATCCTCAAACTTAAACTTAGGATCTTTCAGATTTGGCAATGGTGGTAAGTCCATATTAATGCCACTTTGCATCCGCTGCCTGTATAACAATGCTATATGCTCTGCTATATGTGCAATAAGTAATGGTTGCATAGCTCTTGCCCCTGGATTACCACCTAACGATGGATCTGACAAAAACTGCATATGTACTGCTATATGACTGTCATGATCTTGCTCCGGAAAAGCTCTAATTGGTTTGCCATACATGACACTCATGTTTTCATCTATAGGATCAAGCCTTACTGCCTTCTCTGGTGCTTTTAATACCTCATCTATGTTTGGTATTCTTATAGCCTCATACATTCTTTTGTACGCCTCATATTGGTCATGTAGTTGAGGAGCGGCTTGAGACATTTGCAGAACTGCTTGAGCTTGTGCAATTCTTTGTGCAGTACTAAAAATATTAGGATCACTTATAGGAATGATATCTATTCTAGCATCAAAGTCTTTAGCGTAAATAATTGTATCTACACCACTTTGAGCAAATCTCATTTCTTGAGGTAAATATTCTGCATTTAACTTGGCTAATAATTTAAACTCTTGCCCTTGTGAATAATGTAATCTTTTATGTATAGCACTAAATGACTTGCTACCTTGCTCTATTAAAGCAACTGTACTGCCAACTGGTGCATTAGGGTTTACGTCACCTACGTTTAAATCTGCAGTATTAGCAAATCTTCTACCAATATCTGTGATGGCATTCATGAGATTAAATAGTGTGCCTGATGGCTCTTTGAATGGTAAAGGCATGATAGCTTTGTTTACGTCATCTACAGTAGCATCTAAATCAGCAAATTCTCCTGGATTTATCTGCATCTCTCCACCAGTAACTCTGCCTTTGAGTTTAAAACCACCTTGCATATTAGCAAAAGCCGCACTATCTAGTAATGCTCTAAGTGCTCCAGTAGCCGCCTTACCTAATCCACCTATCATGTGATACAAGCCAAAACCATAAAATCCTATGCCTGGCAAGAACTTGTAACTTACAAACCAATCTCTACGTTTTTTCTTCTCGTCTGCCTCGTTCCAATTACGTCTTACTGCAACTATCTTTTGTGCATCGTAATCTATTGTAATTACATAAGGTAGATGAACTATGTCATCATCTTCTGAATCAACAACATCGTCTATTCCATCAAAACTAATGTAGCAATGCATCTCAAGCAAAGTCATTACTTCATCTTTTGCCTCACTGTTGTAAGGGTCTACCCCTTCTATTTCGCTTGTATAATCTCCACTTGGATCTATGTCTTCTGACATATACTTACTAGGTAAATAAAATCCAGCCTCAACATATTTATTGAAATCGTTTCTTGGCATTCTAATTACATGAGTATATCTGACTGACGTATATAAGTCTTTGCTCTCAGGCGATACAACAAAGTCCTCTGCTTTCACGAACTGAGAACACTGTCTATCTAATGATGCATCCCACCAAACTTTCTTGAATGTATGTCCAATTAGTGGCAACTGAAAAAGCATTTGGTCTAAGTCAGTAAAATATTCTGGCATCTCTTGGGTAATCTGATAGTTCATAAAGTCTTTTACACGCCTAGCTTGTTCTTCTAACTCTTCACTAGGATCTCCAACTATAACTGTCTTGACTGGCCCGCCACTTGGGTAAAGTTCTGCAATTGCTCTAGCGTTAAATTGTGTAGCCGCCTCTGCAATCATAGGATGCACAACTGTACTTAGTCCTCTAGATGCTCTTTGGTCTTCCTCTTCCTCTTGACCACCTTGTGGATCTAGCGTTTCTAGACCTTGCTTGTATCTGTATTCCCACTCTGATCTAGCCTCTTTGTCAGTCTCATAATAACTAATTAGATCAGTTGCCACTGCATTTAGTTCTTTGGCATCTATTTGTTCTGCAAGGTTTTCGTCAAATGTGCTTTCTCTATCCTCAACTACATCTAAGTTTGGATCGCCTATAAGCACTTCTTCTTCATTGAGTTTTTCTACTTGAAACTCATCGCTAGGCATTGTTTCTGCAAAAGGGATTACTTGAGGTTCTCTAGCCATAAATTGTCATCCTTCTTTCTTCTGTACTGTCATCTTCGTCATAGTCTGTAGAATGAGTAATAAACCAACCTTTTCTCAATCTTAGCCATGCCTGTGTACAAGTGTCAACTATATCATCATTATCACCCGCAGGAAAGGCTGAACATATATCTATTAGATTTTTTGCCCATTTTTTACTTGCTGGATAATAAATCCTTCCATCTTCTAACAATGCAGAACTACTATGTGCTCTTGCAATCTTGTCTCTGTCTGGCGAGTAAGCCAATACTGGTATCCCACCCATCCTTAAATCTTGAAGTAAACTTTGACCACTAGCCTTCTTTTCTATCAATACTGTATCAGGCTGCCAGTCATCATATGCCTCTTGAGCTAGTGCTCTTAGCTCTGGGTAAGATACTTTATCGTACCACATCTCTACAACTATTGCATTAACTTGTCCATTCATTCTAAATATACCCCATGTAGTTCTAGCACTGTAACTACTTGTTTCTTTTGTAGAAAATGCAGTATCGTAACTTTGAACTAGATATTCTATATCTGGCAAGTCATCTTGTTCCCAGGGAACCCACCATTCCTTCTTCAGTATACCACCACCTTTTGGCATAGGTCTTTGTTGCAGTTGCCCAGCACTTGCATATGAACCCAAACTTTTCTCTAACTGAGTTAATGTATTATCATCTATTCTGCTTTCCCATAATAATTCACCCTCTTTAGTTCTAGGATCAGTAAAATTTAGAGATGTTTTTGTAGGCGTAGGATGACCAATCTCATATCTAGCGGGTAAACATAGGTGATCCCAATCGTTATATTCGTTTGCGAGAATGTGTCCAGTTAGGTCGTTCTCATGTACTCTTTGCATGATGATAATAAAAGCACCAGTCTTAGGATCATTCAGTCTTGTTTGCATTGCTTGATCCCACCAATCAAGAACTCCCTCTCTAACTGCACTTGATTCAGCCTCTCTTACGTTATGTGGATCATCTACCACGATAATGTCACCACCTTCACCAGTAAGTGCTCCATCTACTGACGTTGCTATCCTTATGCCAGTTTTATCGTTTTCAAATCTTTGTTTCTGATTTTGATCTGTGGTTAATGAAAATGTATCTCCAAAATATCTCTTATACCAAGCACTATCTATTAGTCTTCTACACTTAACGCTATCTCTAATAGATAAAGTTCCTGCATAACTAGCAAATAGAAACCTTTTCTCTGGCTGAATAGTCCAAGTCCAAGCGGGCAATGCTACTGCAACGCTTATAGATTT